CTTTTTGTTGTTCACCCGTAAGTTTCGAACCGGCCTTGATATCTTCGTAATATTTGGATTTACCCTCTTCCAACTGAGTTCTAGCATTGGCAACTTGCTCTTTTAATGCTAATTTTTTTCTTTTAATATCTCTTTCGTCGTCTATTTCTTCGTCGTAAGAGAATTGATCTTCCATAAGGAAGTTAATTTCTTCGTCATTTAAATGACCTTTTGTTTGTTTGTAGTATTCTTTAAGTAAAGTATGATTATCTAATTTTGTATAATCTTGGTTTAATTTTACATAATCTTCAAAATCACCTCCAGTATCTTCCATAAATTGCATCAATTTTTGGATATTTTCTGGCAATTCTTTTCCAGTGGCTTCAGCTTCAGCAACAGCTTCTTCAACTTGTTCAGTTAATTCTTCGACTTCTTCGTTTGTTACTTCTTCTAAGACTGGAGTTTCTTGTGTTTCAGTTTCCGACTGTACTTCTTCTTGTTCTTGTGTGGTGTCGGTGTCTTCAACGAGTTCAACCACTCCTCCGTCGTCAATAGCGTCTTCTTTAATTTCTTCATTTTCTTTTGGTGTTGATGGTTTACTTAAATCTACTTTAACAACGCTATCGTCGTCTTTACTTTCAAATTTAGTTAAATCAATCTCAGGTTTACTTTCTTCCTGAACTTGTTCTACTTTTTCTTGTGTAGTTTCTTCAACTACGTTTTCTTCTTTTTCTTCCATAATATAATATAATAATAATTAATAATTTGTTATCGTGGTCCGAACATAGACATATCACCAATATTTTCTCCACCTAGTATATCATTACCTGATGATTCAAACTTTTTAGCTGATTGGTGGCCTTTTCTTTGCTCTATTAATTCGGATTGTTGACTAGCTTGTATTCTAGTCCTTTCATCTTTACGATCTTCTTTTTCTTTCTCTTTTCCTTTAATAGTTTCTATTTCCATACCCTTTAACCGCATGTTATAGTTAAACTCCAACTCCATTAATTGTTGTTTTGCTTGTATTTCTCGTTCCATTTTCTGAAGTTCTAACTGCGCTTTTAGTTGTTCTAATTGAGCGTCAGATTGTGTTAATGCTTGTTGTTTTTGAATTTCCATTTGAGCAGCGTTTTGAGCCGCTTGAGTATTAGACTCTGTTTGCGCTTGAATATTTTCCAATTGTAGTTGTCTATCTCTTTCCTGCTTTTTAACTCTTCTTATTTTTAATAGTTGGTTCGCTAGTTTAATACTATTAATCTCTCTTAAATCTATAGCGTCTTCTAGATCAATAGTTTGCTGTTGCAACGCCATTTGTATGTTATTTTCTAATAAAGCTTTTTCTTCTTCGTCTGGTAATAGATCTATAAATATACCGAAATCATATAAATGTAAATCTTTCATCTCCTCTAACGTGGCCATGTTGTGAACTCCTATAGCTTGTATAAACGCGTCTTTAGTTGGAGAGTATTCTATAATATCAGATATTCTAAGAGATAGACATTCTGCTACTTCAGCAGTTAGAAATAATCCAGATTGCAATATATGTCTAGTAGCTGTATTTGAATTAGCCGCAGCCATTTTTTGTATTCCAACTAACGCGTTTTTATCCGGCATACTACCATCTCTCGCTTCGTTTAATCCGGTGGTATCTCTTATCATTTGTAAATAATAATTATATGTAGCGATCAAACTTTGAAGTTTAGCTCCACCATTACCAGATTGTATTTCTTGTATAGGTACTTTTCCAGGATTCAAATCACCTTCAGAAGTGAAACTTCTCCCAATAACACTACCGGTTTGGAAAAACATATTTAACGCTTCTTGTGGACTATAATTTGTTCCGTTACCTAAGTCTATTTCAGCAAGTCCATCAGCGTCTAAATAAACACCATCAGGAACCATACGCGACATTACTTGTTGTAATTTTAAATGTGTAAGTTGGATCATATCTGCAAATCCAGTTATTCTTCCAACTAAAGAATCAATTTTCCCGTTATACATTCTTGGAGCAACTATAGAGTAATTCATCTTTACTTTGGTAAAATCACTTTTAGGACGCATCATATTTTTTGACATCTCCCATTTAAGTAACTTATCAGTGCCAAGTATAAAGGCCCCATCATATAGACATTCTATAGATCTATGTAGTTTAGAATATCCACCTTCTTTATTTTCTGGTGGGTTAAAACTATCGTCTTTAGGTATTAGTTTTTCAGCGCCAGATCCAGTTTCTTTCATCTTATACACCTCGTTCATATAAGTTTTGTAGTTAAAATATAAAACTTGTATTGTGTTATTATCTTCTTTGTTCTCGGTGTGAATTGAATTGTAGTTTGATCTATTCGTAGATTTATTCTTCATTATATCCTCCAAATCAGATTCCGTTAAATGAGGAAATTGTTTTGCTAATTCATTTACTGGGATAGTTTTAACTTCTCCTACATAGTATATATCGTCAAAATAAGGAGAATCAGTGTAAGAATAAACTAAATTAGCAGGATCAACATAATCAATAACTACTCCTTCTGAAGTGTTAAAAGAAGTTTTAACAGCGCCTATTCCGAGCACGGTTAAATCGTAATAAAATTGCTTTTTTATTAATTCATATTTACTACCTTCCATCAAAACATTTATAGCTTGTTCTTCTGCTAACTCGACAGCTTGCTTGTAATTAATTTGCATGTGTAATTGTAGCTCTTCTTGTGAATCAGGTAGAGTCTCTTCGCTGTATCTAGTGTCAACCCCGAAATCTTGCATAGCCATTTGATCAAACTCCCTAGAACGCATATCAGATAATATATTTTCCATATATTTTGTTCTTGCCGATACTCCGTAGGGATCTTGTGAAAATGCTTTTATATCGTAAGTTCTTTCAGCTATACCGTTTACAACTATATCTACAAATTTAGCTATTATAGGAACTGGTTTCCAATCTAAATTAAGATAGGACAAATCACCGTTTATAGATAACTCATCCTTATATTTTTGAATTGATTGTTCGCCTCTAGCGTACAACCTTAAATTATGGAAATTATTATTACTAACCCTGTGTCTATTAGAGTTTCTATCATTGTTAAACCATTCTTCTCCTATAGCTTTAGCTATCTTTAACCCATAGTCGTAACTAAGCTTTTCAGCATCACTTACAACTTGACTAGGAAAATTATTATGTACAGACTCTGCCATATTTATTGTTTAATTATTTTTGAATTATCTCCAGAGTTATTATACTTAGAAATATTTATATTTAACTTCTGTTTTTCTATCTTTGCGTTTGGTCTATATAAATGTCTATTACAAGCCATTATAGCTAAACCAGAACTAATAGTTGCATCAAATTTAGTTCTTTTTGTTATATCAAATCTACTCCAATCATTTAGAGTTTCATTAAAATATATATTACCATAATTTCCATCACTTAAATGACCAACATGATCTTGTATATACATTTCAATAGCAGCCGCATGAGCTTGTTTAATATCTTCACTTGAATTAGGTATTCCACCTATTTCTTTTTCTGTTACGGATAGTTTATTCCACAACTTATCCGGTCTATTCATAGAATATCCTCTATATCCTCTTCTTCTTAAATGATATAATAATCTAGGTTTGTTGTTTTCACAAAGTAACGGCATCCCATAAAACACTAAAGCCATCAATACATCTTCAAAAAATATCTCAGCTGTTTGTGGTCTAGCTACGTATTCTAAAAACATATGATTAGGTGGACAATCTTCCATTGAAAACTTAGTTAATCCGTGTAGTGCTCCGTTAGATCCCTTACCATCAACAGTTCCTGATATATCGTAACTGTCACAACCAAAAGCTCCCATATGTTCATTTGCGGGGTACTTCACGTTGTTCTTCATTATGATTTTATTCTGTATGTGACTTGGTGGAAACCAACTCACTTTAAACCTACCTTTTGGATCTGGATAAAATATAACCTGTGTGTCTTTTATACCGTTTACCCATTGAAAGTTACCGACTGATAATACAGCTGAGTTACCTACGCCTTCGTTATAATCTATTTGCTCGTATATTTTAACAAGATTAAAGATACTATTTTTAGATTCATCTCTAAACGCATGTTCTGTGGTTCTTGGAAATTGTCTGTAAAATTCATTTAATCCATCTTGATCAGATTTTAACCCTTCTACTTCATTGTTCCAATGCTCTATTATACCTACGTCTATTAATTCGCCATCTGGTCCGAGGACATCATTATCTGGATTATCGAAGACTGGATGTCCGTATTCGTCAATAAATCCTTCATAGTTCCATTCCATTGGAATAAACAAAGAGTATAAACCAGACTTTGTTTGGCCATTTCTATTTCGCGATGTGACATCTGATGCGTTGTATAATTTTTTAAAATTGTCTCCACCTTTATCTAATGCGTTTGAAGTTGAGCCCATCATACATTTACCAACAATCCTACTACCTAATCGTAAACATGTTTTAGTAACTCTCCAATTGTTTA